TTACGACGCAGTGGCGACGCCAAAGTCCGTCCAGTTGAATGCGATGCTTCGTCAGTTCGCGCGCAACAACGACTGCGGCCTGTTTTGGGACGGCGAGTACATCACCAACGACCCGACGGACTCCAACCATCAGGGTCGCACTCCGCTGGCGAGCTACTACTACGACTCGCTCACGCACCCGAACGATTTGTTGGCAATGCGGATTGGGCAGTTCGCAGCGGCCTCGCTCGCGAATCGCGTCTTCCAGACCAACTCGTTCGTGGTCGGCAATGAAGACGCCACTTTTACCAACAACGGTGCGAACCTCCTCACGAACCCGTCCTTCATCGGCACCGGCGCTGCTTCGGGTGCCGGTGTCACTGGCACCTTCCCGACTGGCTGGAAAGTTGATTGGCCCACCCGTACCGGCACCGGCTCCGCAGCCTGCGCAATCGTCTCAGTCGCTGACCCGACAACGGGCCTGCAGGTCGCCAATGCCCTGCAAATCACGATCAGCGGCACGGTGGCGGCGAACGATGTGCTTCGCGTCTACCAGTCCGACACGGAGAACGCGCTGCTGAAGTCGAGCCTGACGACAGGAAGCGTGATCCAGGCTGAGGCTGTCGTGAGCGTCGCTTCTGGTGCCAACGTCCGTCAGATCGCGATGCGCATGCAGACGAACACCAACGAGTCGACTTGGTGGGGCTCGAACACCCAGACGGCGGTTGACCTCCCTGCCACGATTCCTGCGACCTTCATGCGCACCTACCCGATGACTGTTCTTGGGTCTGGTACGGCGTCGCAGGCTCGGCACGATCTGCGTATCACCTTCAGCGGTGCCGGCACGGGCACCGTGATCACCTACTACAAGCCGCGAGCCCGCAAGGTCTCGTGACCCGTTTCTGGGCCTGCACGGCCCATCTATCGGCCGTCCTTTGACGCGTCGTAGCGGCCCGTAGGCCGGCAGTGCATCAAGCCGGGCCACGCAAGTGGCCCATTTCACATCCAAGCCCGTCCGGCAGTTGCCGCGCGGGCCTTTTGTTTTGGAGAGACGAAATGTCCGCTCGTATCCGGGCTCTCGAAGTCCAACGCACGGCCGCCATCAACGCGGCGAAGGCCATCAACGCCAAGGCCGAGACCGAAGGCCGAACCGAACTGACCGACGAGGAGCAGGCTGCCCTGTCGGCGCACCTGGCCAAGGCCGAGGGCCTGAAGGCCCAGATCGAGTCGCAGCGCGCGCTTGAGCTGGCCGAGGCCGGCCTGAATGCCTCGGGCGTCGCTCTCCGCGAGGGCGCTTCCATCACGACGCACGACAACCGCGCCGACGACCCGCGTCGCGGCTTCACTTCGCTCGGCGAATTCGCGGCCGCGGTCCAGCGAGATTCCAGCACGGGCCGGCGCGATGAGCGCCTCACGATCGGCGCCGCTGCCCCTGGCACCTACGGCGGCGAAGCCTCGGGCACCGACGGCGGCTTCCTGATCCCGCCGGAGTTCTCGGCCGAGATCTTCAACCTGTCGCTGATGGAGGACTCGCTGCTGCCCCTGGTCGACAACGTCACCGTCGGCGGCAACTCGATGGCCTTCCCGAAGGACGAAACGACGCCCTGGGGCACGGACGGCGTGCGCGCCTACTGGCAGTCGGAAGGCACCGCCGGCACCCAGACGAAGCCGAAGTTCGGCACGTCCGTGATGCGCCTGCACAAGCTGATGGCGCTCGTGCCCCTGACCGACGAGCTGCTCGCCGACACCTCGGCGCTCAACTCGTACCTCCCGGGCCTGATGTCGCGCTCCATCCGCTGGAAGGCGAACGAAGCCATGATCGCCGGTACGGGCGCCGGCCAGCCGCTGGGCATGTTCACTTCGGGCGGCGCCGCCGTCACGGTGGCGAAGGACTCGGGGCAGGCTGCCAACACCGTCAGCGTCGCGAACCTGACGAACATGATCGCGCGACTGCCGCCCGGCTCCCTGGCCCGTGCGGTCTGGATGATCACGCCGGACGCGATTCCGGCCCTGTTCGGCCTGACGCTGGGCAATGTGCCGGCCTATCTGCCGATGAGCAACCCGTTGACCGGCAAGCCGACTTGGATGCTGTTCGGCATGCCGGTCATGGTCAGCCAGCACTCGTCTGCGTTCTCGGCGGCGGGCGACATCCGCCTGGTTGATGGATCTTTCTACCGCGCGCTGACCAAGTCGGGCGGCATCGAAACCGCCTCGTCGATGCACCTCTACTTCGACGCGGACGCCACGGCCTTCCGTGCGACGTTCCGCGTCGACGGTCAGCCCAAGCTGGCGGCCGCTATCGCCCAGGCGAAGGGTTCGAACACCCTCTCGCCGTTCGTCCAGCTCGGCGCGCGCTGATCGCAAGCGCCCTCTGAAGCGGGGCTTGGCGCCCCGCTCGGTCCGACCTTCACCTCTTCCTCAGGAGAACCTCCATGTTCCCGAACGCGAAAGCTTCCGAGGTCGTTGCCCTGCTGGGCACGATCGATCCCGTCAGCCAGGCTGCCGGCACGGTCACGTCCGGCTGGATCTCGATGGCCAACTTCAACAACCTGCTGGCTGTCATCCAGACCGGCGTCCTGGGCGCCTCGGCCACGGTCGATGCCAAGCTGCAGCAGGCAACCGATTCGTCTGGTACTTCGGCGAAGGACGTCACCGGCAAGGCGATCACGCAGATCGTCAAGGCCTCCGGCGACAACAAGCAGGCCCTCATCAATCTGCGCGGGGCCGAGCTCGACGTCGGCGGTGGCTTCGGCTTCGTCCGTGTGTCGATCACCGTCGGCACGGCGGCCTCGCTGGTCGGCGCGTCGCTCTACGGCCACAACCCGCGCTTCGCTGACGCCTCGGCGTCCAACGCCTCGTCCGTCGTCCAGACGGTCTGAAGAGCTGCGTCTGCGTCTGCGGCTGCCTGGGGCGGCGCCGCAGGCCTTGCCTCGCCCGTGCGTGATGCACTGGGCGAGGCCTTCTTCAACGATTCGGATCTCCACCATGAAGAACATCACCCTGGACTTCGACTACACGCGCAACGGCGTGGTCGAGTGGGCGAAGGGCGTCGCCCACGATGCCACTGACGAGCTGCGCCAACTGCTGGCCTCCGGCGTCGCAGGCCTGGAGCGCGAGGCCGAAACCGTCGCCTCCGAGGTCGCCGTCGCGCTCCCCGAAGCTGGCGCCGCCATCGAGTCCGCTGTCCAGGTCGCCGAAGGCTCGGGCGCCGACCAATCCGCCTGATGCTCGCCGCTCGTTGAAGGCCCACCATGCCGCTGGTCCAGACCCAGGCGCCAAATGTTGAGCCGCTATCGCTCGCAGACGTGAAGAACGCGCTGCGGGTCGATAGCGACATCACGCAGGACGACGCCCTCATCACGATGCTCATCGGGGCGGCGCGCCGCCACGCTGAGATGCTGACGGGGCGCAGCCTCATCACGCAGAAGTGGCGGCTGACGCTGGACTCGTTCCCTGGGCCGTCGCTGATGGGTGTGCCGATCGGCCAGTCCTACAGCCTGCCGGGCCATGCGGTGCTGCTTGAGAAGGGCGTGATCCAGTCGGTCGACTCGATCACCTACCTCGACATGGCGCGCACCTGGCAGACCATGGGCCCGTCGATGTACGTTGTCGAGCCGGGCTCGGGCCTGGGCCGCATCACCCCGATCTTCGGCGCAATCTGGCCCGTCAACCTGCCGCAGATTGGCTCGGTGCGCGTCGACTACACGGCGGGCTACGGAACTGCGGCGACGGATGTCCCTGAGGGCATTCGGAACTGGGTGCTGATGCGCGTCATCACGGCTTACGAGCACCGGGACGAGATGGAGCAAGCCAAGCGCGGCGAGCTGAAGGCGCTGCCATTCGTTGATGGCCTGCTTGACCCCTACCGGATCACGCTGCTGTGAGCCCCGCTGATCTCCGTCACCGCGTCACGATCCAGGCGCGTCCGACGAATTTGGACGGAACTCCGGTCAAGGATGCATATGGCCAGGGCTTGCAGGACTGGTCGGACGTTGCCACCGTCATGGCGGCGATCGAGCCGATTGATGGGCGCGAGGAAGTCGCGGGTGCGGCTGTTGTCGGATCGACTACGTCCAAGCTGACGGTGCGCTGGCGTTCTTGGATCACGACAAAGCATCGCCTCGTCTATGCGGGGAACGCGATGGACATCCAGTCGGTCGTCGATGTCGACGAGAGACACTTCTGGACTGAGATCGTAGCTGTGCGCGGTCTCACGCAAGGCTGATCGATGTCGCTCATCATCGACGTGCAGGCGATCCTCAACGGATGCGCTGACGGTGGCGCGTGGTACGGCGTCGACTCGGCTCAGCCGTTGGTCCTGGCGTCTGACGGCACCGTGGCGCCCTACATCGTTTGGCAGCGGATTGTCTCCACCGACAACGTGACGCTGGCTGGGCCAACCAACCTGCAAAACACGCGCATCCAGGTGGACATCCTGGCACCACGCATCGGAGATGCCGAGAACGTGCGCCAGGCGGTGGACACCGCGCTTCAGGCGGCCGGATTTCCGGTGATCCCGCTGAGCAGCCAGGACCTCTACGAGCCGGCGGTGAAGCTCTTCCGCATCATGCGGGAATACAGCCTCTGGTATGACGACAACGCCGTCGAGCGCCTGACGTTCACGTCCAATGGCTTCATGCTCGATGCCTATGGCGCGCCAATCATCCTCCGGGGTTGGAACGACTTCCGCTGGGGTACGGTGCAGCAGACGGACTTCACCGACACGATCACCAGCGGTGGCAACTTCACACGGTTCGGTATCCGATTCGCTGGCCCCTATTCGGGCGACACCGTCGACGCCTACGACCCGAACAAGCCGCAGCAGGGCTACATCAAGGACGCCAATCTGGCGATCCTTGACACCCAGGTGGCGGCGGCAGAGGCGGCCGGAATCTGGTGGGGCTTCGTCTTCGATTCGAACTGTGGCCAGGGCACTGGCGACGGCGGGTCTGGCTACTGTACCTATGACGGGATCGTGCAGTCGAACCTCATGAACAACCCGGCATTCCTTGAGCGTTTCATGACGATGCAGGCGTTCCTGGTGGCTCGCTACCGGACTCGCAAGCGTCGCGCCTGGTGGGAGGTGCTGGCTGAGCCGAATTTCTCCTCCTACACGAACGCGGACGTGAAGGCGCTCAACGCGCAGCTCGCCGCCAACGTGCGGTCGCAGGACCCGGGTGGAGCCGTGCTCGTTGGCGCAAACGGGGGCTACAACGCAAGCTGGGTCGATCAGGTCTACGACAACTCGCTGACGAATGCGGTCTACACCGGCAACGTCCTCGACCCGATCATGTCGAGCCCGTCGAACCTGCAGAGCAAGGTGAGCAGCCTCTATTCCCTGCGCAAAACGACGGGCTCACCTGTTTTCGTGCAGCAGGCAGGCATCAAGACATCGAGTGAGGCGCCCGGCACCAACACGCTGCAGGCCAATGGTCTGGCTTACCTGAACACCAAGAGGATTGGGTGGGCCTATTGGGAACGGCGCGACAGCACGCCGTCTGACCAGTACGGCGCCTACTACTCGGATGGTGCGGGCGGCTGGATTCAGAAGCCCGGCACCTACAACACCACGGTCGCGGCGTTCCGTAGCTGACCGCAACGACCTTCAAGCATGACGCCCGCCCGGGAAGCCGCGGCGGGCGTTTTTACATCCCGCGCCCTGCGGGTCAACACCTGAAAGAGGTTCTCTCATGGCTTCTACTGCGATCTCCGCGCAGGGCTCCGTCCTGCAGATCTCGGCCTCGACGGTCGGTTCGGCAAAGACCGTCTCCGCGGTCGCTGTCGGCAATCCGACCATCCTCACGTCGTCGGCGCACGGCTTCGCGAATGGCGACGTGGTGACGCTCGCCAGCTTTGGCGGCGCCGGTGCGTCGTACCTGAACGGGCAGACCGTCTCGATCACCAACGTGACGACCAACACCTTCGCGGTGCAGATCGACACGACCGGCCAGACGATCACCGTCAGCAGCAGCACGGCAACGCCTGGCAATTGGGCGACGATTGCCAACGTCCGCACCTTCAGCGGCTTCGACGGCAAGCCGTCCGAGATCGACGTGACCAACTGCGCGTCGACCGCCAAGGAGGTCATCGTCGGCCTGGTCGACTACGGCTCGTTCTCGTTCGAGATCGACCGCGACAACAGCGACACCGGCCAGACGAAGTGCAAGAACGCCTACTCCAGTGGAGCGGCCAAGAACTTCAAGCTCACGCTGCCCGATTCGTCGACGGCCACCTTCAACGCCTTCGTCACGCAGTTTCCCATTTCGGGTGGCGTCGACCAGACCGTGAAGCGTTCGGTCTCCCTGCGCATCACTGGTGCGGTGACTTGGGCCTGAGCAATGCTGACGCGCGAACAGATCCTCGGGGCCTCTGACCTCAAGACCGCCACGGTCGACGTGCAGGAGTGGGGCGGCATTGTCAGCGTGCGAATGCTTACGAGTGCCGAGCGTGATTCGATCGCGGCCATCCTGTCCGACAAGAGCGACGACGCGGTGAGCCGTTTCCGCCATCGCCTGATTGTGGCGACGATGGTCGACGACAGCGGCGCGCGCATCTTCTTCGACGGGGAGGAGCAACTCCTTTCGGGCAAGTCCGCGGCGGCCATCGAGCGCGTGTTCACTGCCTCGGCCAGGTTAAATGGCCTGGCGGCTGGCGCGGTGGAGGACGCCGAGGGAAACTCCGGCGCCGGCCTGAGCGCCGGTTCCTCTTCCGCCTCGCCCTCTGCCTCGGATGCAGCGTCCGAGAGCTCGGCGACCGAGTCGACTCCGCAGAGCTGACCGAGTGGATGGCCTTCGAGCGTCTGGAGCCCTTCGGGGCGCCTGCTGCTGAGTGGCGGGCTGGGATGCTGGCATCTGTGCAGGCCAACATCCATCGAGACCGAAGCAGCAACCCCCTCGGTCCGGCCGACTTCTCGCCTCTGCTGCGCGCCATGCTGCCTGAGCCCGGGCCGGTGCTGATGGACGACCCGGTGGCTCACGCGAAGCTTATCAAGTCGATGGTCTTCGGCGTCAAGAGCGAGGACGACGATGTCTGACGGTGCATCGATCCAGGTCGCGGGTCTCGACAGCCTCCTGCGGGAGCTGGTCGATGTCGAGCCGAAGGTGCGCAAGCGCATCCTTTTGGGCGGATGCGCCAAGGCGGCGAAGGTCCTGGCGGACGAAGCGAGGCGACGTGCTCCGGTGGCCACTGGGGACGTTTCTGAGGGGCATCCGCCGCCTGGGACCCTCAAGCGCGCGATCTACCAGGCGCGCATGGTGGGCAAATGCACGCCAACGCAAGAGGTCTGGTTCGTCGACGTGCGCAAGGGCAAGCGCGCGCAGTCGATGGGCAGGGGTGGCGCAACCAACCTTGACGCCTACTACGCGAGCTGGGTCGAGTTCGGCCACTACGCCAGGCCGCCGAAGGGTGTGAAGAAGACGGCCGAGGCTGCGGCTCGCGCGCTGGGTGTGCGCACATGGGTTCCGCCTCGTCCCTTCATGCGTCCGGCGTTCGAAGCGAAGAAGGGTGAGGCCATGAAGGCGCTCGCTGAGTACCTCCGCCAGCAACTCCCGTTCGCGCTGGCTGCGAACCAATTCCTCAAGGCTGCATGACATGGGCATGGATGCAAACGCGATCCGCATGCTGATCCTCGCTGATACCAGTGGGGCGCAGGCATCAATGTCGCAGCTTTCGACCGTCACCGATCGCGAAATGAAGCGCGCGGTCGCGGCGATCAAGCCGCTGGCCGACGCCATCCGAGAGCAAGAGAAGGCGGCGGCGCGTGCTGCGGCGACGGTCGCGTAGGCTGAATACGACGAGTCCAAGGCCATGGAGCACGTCGGGTTCCAGACCTCTGCTGCGAAGCGCGAGTTGCTCGTGCTCGCCCATGAGCTGAGCCAGGGCAACTATTCGCGCTTCGGCGGGTCCGTGATGGTCCTGGCCGAGCGCACGAACCTGATGCACCTTGCGTTCTCTGGTGCCGGCATCGCAGTGCTCGGGATGGGCGCTGCGATTGCTGGTGCCGCGACGCTGATGGCGAAGGGCTACCTTGAGGCTGGACGGTTCGCGAAGTCGCTGCAGCTCACCGGGAACTACGCGGCGACCTCGATGGATGCGATCGACAAGTTGGCTGCGGCGCAGTCGAAGCTCACCGGGCAGACCGCAGGCGGCGCGCGCGGTTCGATCGAGGCTGTTGCCGGTTCAGGAGTCTTCGGGCCTGCGACTCTCGCTGCGGTGTCGCGCGCAATGGGTGACTACCAGAAGATCACCGACGAGACGGCCGAGGACGCTCTGAAGCGGTTCTCGCAGATCCGCGACGGTGTGGCGAAGTGGGCTGAAGAGCAGAACCGCTCCATCCACTTCCTCACCACGTCGCAGTACGCGCAGATCAAGGCGCTCGAAGAGACTGGCGACAAGGAGGAGGCCATCCGCCTGACGACGCTGGCACTCGCCCAGACGCTGGAGAGCCGAGGCACCCCGGCTGTCGGTGCATTTGCTGCTGCCTGGCACTTCGTGCGCGACGCAGCGCTGGATGCCGTCCAGGCGCTTGAGAAGGTCGGTCGACCCGCCACGTTCGATGATCGGCTGAAGGAGCTCAACTACGAGATCGCGTCGAACCAAAGCGGGAACTCCGGAGGAGCGATCGAGGACCGCATGGCGCGCATCAAGGCGGCCGAGGCGGAGCGCGAGCAAATCCTGAGGGCGCAATTCCTTGCGGGGGAGCGTGCTCAGTCTCAAGCGATCGAGGCGGCGCGGTCTGTGGCGGGGAATGAGGCTCGCGACTACGTTGACGGCGTGCTGAAGAAGGCCAAGGCGACGAACGCGCTTACAACGGAGCTGCAGCGCTACCGCGCGGCGGTTGATGCGGCTGCTGTCGCGGGGAAGGGCTACAGCAAGCCCGACGTCGCTGCGGGTGAGGCGGAAATCCGCAAGCAGTTCGCGCCGGCTGGGGCAAGCGAATACCAAGGCCTCATGGCCTCCGTGAAGGCCTACAACCAGGCCACGGAAGAAGAGGCGGGCTCCCAACAGCGACTGTCGGAAGCGCAGAAGTGGGCCATCGAGGAACACCGCAGACTTGACGAGATCGCCAAGAGCCTGACCGCCACGCAACGTAAGGCGGCGTCTGCCGCGATCGATCACGCTGCTGCTGAGCGCGAAATGGCGGATGCGCTGGTGGAGAGCCGCAAACGCGCCATCGCCGCGGTGGTCGAGCAGACGGCCAAGCAAGAGGCTGAGGATCGCTCGGCGGCCTCCTTCCTCGCCACTGGGGAGGAGAAGGTCGCCCAGCTCATCCGTGAGACCCAGCTCATTGGCCTCAAGGGCGAGGCGCTCAAGCGTGCGCAGTTCGCGCAGCAACTCGATGTGGAGTTGGCCAAGGCCAGCGCGAATGCGACTGCGGAGCAGCGCGCCCAGCTCAAAGCGTTCGCTGACCAGATCATGGAGCACTACGTCGTCGCGGCGCAGCAGGCCACCGCGGCGCAGAAGGAGTGGAACTCGTCGATGTCGAACGGCGCGATTGAGGCGTTGACCGACTATGCCGAGGCGGCGCAAAACGCTGCCCACCTGGCGCAGCAGACGACTGAACATGCGATGGCCTCGATCGAGGACACGATCGTGGATGCGGCGATGAAGGGGAAGCTCAACTTCCACGCGCTCATCGAGGCGATCCTGTCGGACTACCTGCGGCTGCAGATCATCCGACCGCTCCTCGGGGGCGGGG